TGCCCACCAACACCCTGCGTCACGGTCACCACCTTCTCGCCCAAGTCATTGCGAACGAGGCCAGCGACCGATCCCTTCGGGTAGATGCCGTGAATCGTGTTGTCGTTCCACACGACGAGCCACACGGAGGTGTTGTCAGAACCCGTGCCGCCACCGTCGATGATGTTCTGCGCGTTACCCGCCGAAAGGCTGGAAAAGCGCGGAGCCAAGCCCGTGAACTTCTCGGGGTTCAGGCCGCTGTTGCCGTAGAGCAGGACGGAGCAGAACTCCTGATTCATCGCCTCGAGGAACGCCTTGGCTTCCGATAGACGGAACGCGCCGACATTGCCGTTCAGCTTGGCAACCGCGCAATCGACCTGCGACCACGCTTCCAGCTTGCCACAGGCTTCATCGATCTGCGCCGTGGTGGACTTTGACGGGGTGACGCCGCCGTTGAGCAGACGCCACGTGACGGCAGGCAAGCCCGTGCGGACGGTGGTACGATTGCCAGTCGGGAGGTTGCCCTCGCTCCACGGCATATCGAGCAGGATCTGGTTGTTCTGGGTGAGCAGTTCCACGATGGTTGCAATCTGTCCGTCCGGATCGAGTCGCTTGGCGACATCGAGCAGGGTCGGCACCGTGGTATTGATAGCGGTCGGCATTGCCGTTTCTCCTAAGTGTTACGCCCCAACGGGCGCAGTGGGATACAAAATATCTGCCGCTGTCTTGGGAGCCTTACTCTGGCGACCCAGTGGCAGAGTGGACGATTCGCTCATTGCCGCACCGAGTTTGGCAAGGAACTTGAGAGCCACAGGGTGTGACCCCAGTCCAGTCTCGTCGAGGAATGCTTTCACTTCGTCATTGCCGTAGGTGGACAGGACGAGTTGAGCGCGTTCTGCGGCGAGGTTCAGCTTGTCTTGGGAGCCGCCGAACTCAGGGTAGGCTAAGATCGCGGCCCGATACTCGGCTTCGCGCTTGGCCCACTCTGACCCTCCCGGCTTCCACGCTTCGACCGTGGCCTCGTACTGCGCCATTTGGTCGCGGCGTTCCTCCACCCGCGCCTCGAGCATCGCCTGTGCGGCAGGCTCGCTGAGTCCCAGTGCCATCGCGTGGGCAACTGTCCTCTGAAGCACTGCGTCATCAGTGAAGCCATCGGGCATCGTGAGGTGATACTCCGCAGGGGCCGCAGGAGGGGAACCCTCGGTTGCGGTCGATGCGGTTCCATCCGAAGATGGGGCGACAGCCGCGACTGCAGTCGCATCCGTCACAGGGGTATCGAGCGGTGCCGCGCTGGGGTCAGCCGTAGCGGTGGCGTCGAGTAATGCGTTAGTCATCGTTGCGCTCCTTCAGGGAATCTTTCAGGCTCTTGGGCGACACGACCTTCCGTGCCGCCTCATAGGCTTCCTTCTGCATCTGCAAGTAGGACTGTTCGTCCACCTCGAGAATCTTGGCTTGAATCTGCAGGCCGACATCGCGCATCCCCGACCGCACATAGATCTCGGACGAGGTCACGGTAATGGTCGAGTGCATCTTCGTCATCCCCATCAACTCCCACAGGACAGCGCGTCCTTCTGGAAGCGAGAGGATGGTCGCCCACGAGCGGACAGAGTCCCGCATTGCGAGGCTCTCCCGTTTCGAGGCGTCATTGACCTGCTCGGCATCAGCCGCATTCGCCACAAGGGCGCGAGGCGCAGTCGGGCGAGGGCTGTGAATGTTCTGGCTCACGGGGCCATCTCCGCAGGCACCCCTGCAGGCACGGCGTTCGGGACACCCTGCATCACGCTCTGTTGCCCGCGGGAGGCCATCAAGCGGCTCAGGGCGTTATCCCCTGCCTCGGCTCCCATTGGCGACTGGGCGAGGTTCTTGGCGGTCTTGGAGGCCTGCTCGAGGGCCGCCATCTTCTGCTGTTGTTCAGCGGCTTGGGCTTGGGCTTGGCGCATCGCCGCGACTTCATCTTCCGAGCGGATGTTCTTGGGCGCGATACCTGTCATCTGGGCGTGTGAGGTGATGACCTCGTCCACGTTGACCCTGTCCCACGTGGGGTTCGGCTGAGCCGTAGCGGCGGCGACCTGCCCGACGAAGGCGACGAACCGCTCGAGGCCCGAGATGCCTTGCGCCTTCAATGCTTGCGCGATGATGGACAGATACTCAACCTTCAGCACCATCCCGATCAACGCCTCAGGGGTGGGTGGGAATAATCCTTTGCGGAGCATCAGCGCGAACGTGCGGTCAATAAGCGGATCAAGGACATCCGAGTTGAACTGCCCGTACATCGGCCCCAAGGCGGTCAGTTTCTCGTCCTTGAGTTCCAGCACTTCGGTCGCGGTCATCTGCGTATTGTTTTCAATGCTCGAGAGCATCAGGAACAGGTCGGCAAAGAAGGCTTCCTTGATACGCTGGCGTACCTGCTGTTGTTTCATCTCCATCTGCGAGATGTCAAAGCGGATCTCGTGGACAGGACGAAAGCCGTTGTCCTTGCCAGCGTCGAGATAAGTAATGTCGCCCGGCAGGAGGCTCGTCTTCACCGAGCGGAGCGAAGTCGGCCCCGTCATCGGCGGGTTGATTTGCTTCTCGACCGCCTGCATCACACGCCGCTCGCCCATCTGCAACTGGCGAATGTCGCCGAGAGCCGTCATCCCCGGACAGTTGGTCGCGTACACATCCTCAGCGTTCACTTCCCAACGGCCCACGAAGACGGGGAACTCGTCGTAGCCCGTATGCGCGAGCAGGCCGTAGGGAGCCTGCGCGGAGTCCGGTGCGCCCCACTCGTAGTACACTTCCTCAAACCGCTTGTACTTCGACTCCATCTTGCGGCGATCGTAGGACTGGTTCGGACGAATCACGTGACACAGTTGCACCCACGCCGCGAGATTGCCGCGCTCGTAGAGTTGTTGCGTCGAGGTCGAGATGGTCGTGGGTTCGCCACGCAACCAGTTCGGGCGTCCGCTCTCATCCTTGTCGCCCCACATATCCACGACCTGCTGAACACTGAGTTCAAAGGTGCGGAGGAAAATCTGGGTGCGGCCCGTGTTATCGTTCGCCAGATTGTAGGTGCCAATCGGGAACGGGTAGAAGCGGAAGATGGAGTGCGGGTCTTCCTTCTGGAGCATTACGCCTGTGCCGAACACGCCCATATCGCTGTAGAGCGTAGGCAGGACGGTGTACAAGTTTGACTGCAGGAAGGCGGTCTGCATCCGTTCCGTGACTTCCTCGAGCCACCGCATCACCTCGGCGTCCTCTTGCAGGTCAGGGTTCGGCGGCATCAACCGGAACCACGGACGGCTGGCAGAGGTCATCGCCGACATCAGGCCAGCGGCAAGCGTCCGACTGGCGAACGTCCCCGTGGAGTCGATGATGGCTTGGGTGCGGTTGCCACCCTTGTTCGTATCGGTAATGGTAAAGCGCGGACGGCGGGGCAGGATGAATGCGCCGAGTTCGCGCCACTGCGTCAGGAACGTCGAGCGTTCCGTCTCGAGCATCCCGCGCAGGATCTCGCACTGGTTGCGGATGGTCTGCCCAGCGGCGGTCGAGTTCGTTCCCGTGCCGGGGAAGCTATCCGCAATGGTAGCACGAGCAGAAACGCCAGCGAGTGCGGCTCCCATAGGGGATTAGGCTCCGAGTCGGGAACGGGAAGCAGGCGGCATCGGGGCCGACAGCGTAGGCTGAGACGTAGTGCCAGCAAGCATCGACTTCGCGGCAGAGGTCGAAGCGGTCGCAGGCGCGGTCAGCGGAGACGGCGTCCCCGCTTGTGGCGCACCGAGACCCATTCCTTTGGGCTTGGTCAGGATGGTCGAGGAGAACCCAGTCGCCGCTTGCTTGCGTTGCTGGAGCGCGGCGAGGCGAGCGGCATCAGTCGCGGCGTTCGCTTGGAATGCGGGAGCAGGCGGTGGCGTCACAGGCTGAGGACGGTTCGCCTTGGCTTCCTGTGAGGCTTGATTGCTGACTACCGCAGAAGCGGTTGTCGCAAACGCCGTAGTAATCAACGTAGCAATCGCAGGCGTGATGCCCATCAGGTCTCTCCGTCGAGTCGCTTGGCAAACACCAGATCCATCAGCTCGTAGCCACGATTCGTGAGCAACGCGCTCCAGTCGTGCGCGGCCTTGAGGTGATGGTACACGACTTGGACGCCTTCATCGCGGAGTTGTTCATCGCAGAACGCGAGAAAGCTGTCACCGCTCCGTGCGCCTCGGTAGTACGGCGCGAGGAACACCACATCGCTGGCGGCTTGCTTGGAACCAGCGTAGTGCGGGGACTGCTTCACAAAGAATGCGGCGTAGCCCACGAGCAGGGCTTCGTCGCGCAACGTGTAGATGCGGATGCAGTCGGCGTCCTGTGCGGCCTGATAGACGGGCCACTGGACATCGAGCGGGATGTCGGGATAATGCGCGATCTCGTCGAAGTGTAGTTCGAGCAACGGCGCAATCTCCTCGCGCAATGCAGGCGTGAGCAGTTCGCGCTGTGCCGTCAACACGGAGCCAAGCGACGAGGAGGGCAT